TTACCATCGTTCCTTAAATGGAAACCTAAGTAAAAAACAGGCTTAAAAAAAAAGTACTAAATAAACATATAAAACAATGTCTACTCTCGAACAAGATTATACGACCGTACCGGGTCAATTATACGCGTGCCTGTCCGTCGTAGGACCAGAAGCACCGCAAAAAAACGATAAGTTTGGTATTAAAATTAGGGGCGCATTTAATTCCCGTGACGAAGCTGCGTCACACGCGAAACGTCTTCAAAAAGAAGATGCGACTTTCGATATTTATGTCGTTGACATGTATAAATGGTTATTAATTCCACCGGATAATCTCCAGATCGAAGATGCGCACTATGCGGATGAAAAGCTCGAGGAATTAATGACGGGGTACAAGGAAAATCAAGCTGAAGCCGCTAAGATGTTTTCTGAACGTAAGAAGGATATGATGGCTGTTAAGGCACCTGGTACCGATACGTATTTCAAAAGCGGTGACGAAAACTCGCAATTTTATACGAAACCAGACGAAGCCCCTGTCAGTCACCCCGGTGAAGTTTTGGACCGTCTCCAAAAAGAAAAACCTGATGCGAATATGGAAGATCTCGTCAAGGAAGCGGACGAGATTGTTGCGCAGGAAATAAAGGAACGACAAGAAAAGCGTGAAGCTGACGCAAAGGAAGCGTTGGAAAAGGAGGCTAAACAAAGAGGGTTTAATTCCGTGGAAGTTATGCAAAAGTTCGACGAAGAAAAGGCTCGTGCTGATTTACAAGCTGCGGAAGAAGAAGCAAAGAAAGCTCAAGTTGAGCTTTCGGAACAGGCGCAGATTAAGGAAGATGATGGTAAAGATGAGGAAGAGGAAGTGACATCAAAAAATACGGAAAATGTAAACCCAGATGAAGCGTAAATTAATTTTGTTATTTAAATGTAAGTATGTTGAGTATTATATTGAACATAATCACCATTCTTATAGTGTTAGTATCCGTCGTTTTATTTTTCAGAGTGTATAAAGATCAAAAAAGTAAATCGGGTGGTGGTGTCGAAAGTGAAGAAGTTACACCTTCTAAAGTTGCCGAGGACATGGCTAAAGATCCACTCATCGTGAGTAGATCGTATTTTACTGAACCGAAAACGGGTAATATAGGTACGTTTACGGGTCAACAAACTACATCTGAATACGATTGGATAAAAGGTAAACCTTTTATCCCGGTCTAAGTATTACGGGTTGCATGGTTTTACCCATGAAAAAACCTAATAAAAACGCTACAAAAATTATAATATACCCCGTTTTATCTAAATTTGTAAATATATCATTTTTTTCCTGGTATTGAGGTTGTGGGTTATAATAAACCTGGTGTTGAGCAGGGTGTGAGTAATATTTATCGTCTACGGTTTCGTCGTGTTGTTCTTCCTGTTCTTCGTCTATTAAACCGGTACTGTTTTTATTTATGAATTCGTCTGGGTTATACTCAATCGGTGTTCCAACTTCAGCTTCCATATATAAAAAAAGTATCTATTTTTTTAAGCTCGTTATTACTCGCTATATTCTTCTTCTTCTTCGGAGTAGTCTTCATCTTCATCTGTATCGTCTACGACGAACCCTTTTAAATTACCATTATCATCTGCGTCTTCATCATCTTCAACATCTTCATCGTCGTCTGAACAAAAATCTTCATCGTCTGATTGTAATACATCGTAATCGGAATCGTATTCATTTTCCTTATAATCATCTTCCACTTCTTCAAATAATTCCAAACGTTGTGGTACTTTAGAAACTCGTCCCGAGCGTGTTTTTACACCCGAAACCATTATATAAATATTATAAATACAATTCTTTTAAGTATTTTACTCACTTTCATTCTGTAAATTAGCGTATAATTCATCGAAATGTAGTTTTATATTACTAATAATGATATCTATATCTTCTAAAACACTGGTATCACCGGAAACTGAACTGAGTGCTATTTCGTCTAGATTTGATATAGATCTATTCATTAGTTTTTTAGATAAAGTTATATCTGTTCTGTATTCTAGAGCCATTTTAATATTCTCTATGAATTCGCCGTGTATAGATGGATTTAACCCTGAATATTTATAGGATTTACGTATGAGTTTATGTATCTCGGTAACACTATTCTCTTTTATGGATATCATAGACGATGCGAAGTATATAACAACAGCTAAAACAATTACTGCTAGCATTATATTCTATAATTTAGCTATTATTTTTTTATCTAAATAATGTTTGCGGTTTTCGCAATTACACACTTGTTCAATCTTATCTTTTACAATTCTAAAAACAACGTAACTTTTGTTACAAATTAAACACGTATGATTAGTGCGAACTGAGTATTCTTTTATATTCGATTTCGATTTAGACTTTGTTTTTTTGATTTCTACTTTAGACACTTTAAAATCGTCACCTGTGTTTAACATGTTTTTCATTATGAAAACTGAAAGTTGATCAGTTAGATTTAAATCGTACTGTTTTATTTCTTCCTCTTGTTTTTTCTTTATGAATTTTGTGATAGGTGGTACGTACTTTTTAACACCACCTTCTTTATACAAACGATTTATAATATTAGGCGATAATTGATACCTTTTACCAGTAAAATCTTTACAAAACCCGTAATGTCTTATTATATCAGTAGTAGAAAAACACTTTTGTGCGATTGTTTCGCCTATTATATGAAACCATACATGATTGGAATTATGGTTACATTTTTTATTTTCACAATAAAAAGAATTTGTTGACACGAGGAAGCTACCGTTACATTCAAACATTTTCGTGATACGCGAAGTTGCCTGTCCTTCGAGATACTTATTTACAAATTTTTCTATGAGTTCTAACACTTCCTGATCTTTAAACTCATGTTTTATTTCATCTTCTGAAAAAGAATCTTCTTTATTATATTCTATGACCGCTCCTTCTATTATAACAGGCGTTGTACTTTGTGTGCGTATGGTTGCCATTTTTAACATTTCAATGTCACCTTCTTTGGGATTTTGTATTTCTTGAAGTAATTGAAAAGATTGTCCTTGACCACCTTTAAAAATAAACAATGGTACATATTCACCTTGTATTTCTTTCCCTGTATTGTTACACTCTTCACACCCTCGTCCTAAACACTTTTCGTGTTTACCTTTTTTATGTGAATATGGCATTCTAAAACCACTTCCTTGTGCTTTTGTATCCGAACTTCCATATACGGCGCAATCAACTATATCTGACCATTTTTTACTTCCGTCGAAAATGGAAAGTGCGTTTATGACGTGTTCTCTGAGTGCTATTGCGGATGATTTATTTACTACGAAATCTGGCCAATTTATATGAACACCTGATTTTACAAGATCTTCACCGGCGGGTTTTGGTTCGGCTATTGATATTAAAGCATTACCACCACCGTGACGAGTAACTATACCACATATTAACTGACATATATCGAATATGTCACATACTTCTAAATAGTCTCGAGCCTTATGGTCAATATCTATAAAAAAATTATAGTTTTCAGTTTTTTGTTCAACTACAAATATTTTTTCATCTTTTTTATACGCTTCTATACATTTTTTATAAAAATCATTCAATCTATCAAATGGCACGGAAAGAACACCGCCATCCATGAGCACATGTGATACATTGGAGTTGTTTAAGAACCCCTGTTCTTTACACCATTGTTTAAACATGGTGTATACTTATAATTTATTAGTTTTATTTTTTTATATTCATTCATCACTATCGTAGTGATGTCGCCATATGGTTTTTCTATACGAAATTTCTGGGTACTGTTCCTGTTCTGCTAAAGACTTTTTAAGTACTAAAAGTTCATAAACCTTATCGTTTTGGTGAACTTCTAAATACCTTGTTGCTTTACTTTCTGTATATCCATGATGTTCAATTAATATATCTTTTATTTGTGATAAAATATAGGCTTTAGACTTCATTATTTAATAGAGAAGGTTTTTCTATTGAGAGAAGTTACACACGTATAAAATTCGGGGTTATTGAGTACATTTTTGACGATCCTATCCCATTGTTTTTTCGTATTGAATTCCGATAAGGTTTCAAAATTCATGAAATCATTTTCATCAAACGTTCTCTTAATTGGTAATTTTTGTATTTTTTTTAAATTTGTTTTTTGTTTTTCATCGTTAAACTTCTTAACGAGTTCGTTTTGTTCCTGTTGTGTATAATTTACGAAAAATATGAACACGTTATATTCCAACTCTACACCGGGACTTTCCTTTACTATAAACTTGAAAGTGGTATATTCACCCTTTTTGAGATTTACAACTCCTCTCGTTTCTTCTTCTAATTCTCGTAGGGCACATCTTATTGGGTTGGGTATTTCTCTTCTTCTGCATCCACCGGTGACAAAAATCCAATCCTTGAATCTTCTGTCCCTAACGGTAAGAAATTTTGGTTTAGAACCTGTAAAGGTTACAGGTATTGCGATAGCCTTGTATTTCTTCATTGCGCATTTGCAAGTTATAATAGAACGATATGATTATTCTGAAGAATCTTCTTCACTTTCTTGATTTTCTTCAGATTCTGTAACGACTTGGGTTTCGTTTTTAACGTTAATAGTGTCATTTATTGGTGTATCCGGTACCGAATTAGAAATTTGTATTGGCCTGACCCTGGACAAAAATGAAGCCATTTTTCCATTCATACCCTTAACACCTTCCATTTCTTCCTTGGTCGTTTTGAGTTCTTTATACATATAAACTGAAGCGGCTATGCACATTATAACGGCGACTATCATTGCGGTATCTCTATCGAAAGTAAACATTGTATATTAAATTTAACATTCATGTTTTTAAGTTCGTATAATCGCGCCCATGTGTACCCCATTTTCCTTTGGACAATCATACCCCATTTGAGCAAATTGAATCTCCTGGTAATGTCCCTCTTTACACTCCGCATTTTGAGCGGGTTCTTGATGTTTAGAGTCGACGAGATGATTCAAAGTTCCGGACTTAGGATCGTATGTAATGATAAAAATGAAAGCTAAAAGAAAAACTAATTGCCAGAACATTTATAATAAGTGGCTATAAAAAATAATTTAGTTCGAGTACATCAAACCACCCATACCGTTTTCAATACGGAGAACGTTGTAGTTAACACCATAAATATCAGAACCATTGTTTTGGGTATCACTTACGATACGCGCAGAATCGAGTCTACTGAAGTTAAGCGACCCAGTTGGTTGAAGCTTCGACGTGTCGAGACAGAATGGAACCAAAAGCGTAGCGACGTTATGACCGTTAGCCGCAGAAACAGATGATTGTGTGTGGTAGTACGTTGGAATGGCAGTAAAGTGTGGGTCGGCATCCTTGAAATTGGTAACATCCGTACCGTTGATTTGGAGCTTAATCTTGTTACCCGCAGATGTAAGATCGGACGAACCTGTTGTTTTAGCGACCAAGTATTTCATTGGGTGGTTAAAGCTGAGTTCCTGGATCCTACCCCCAGATGCGATAGCTTTTTGTGTTTGTGTAATGATCATGTTTTGTGGCGTAGACGACAAGGCAGTGCGTTCATCCGTATCGAGGTGGATGAATTGCGAAAAGCATTCCCATCGCGAAGAAGCGGCGTTGATTTCTTTCCACGTAATTCTGACTTCAACATCGTGGTATTGAAGCGCGACCAATGGGAGCGCAGATTGGGCGTTTTCGCAAAACGAAAACCTGAGTGGGTAGAATTTACCGCTTTTACCGGCAAACCCCGTCGTAGACTTAGTAAGGTTTTGGGACATAGTGATTGGTGCGAGGTCCATTGAGAATGTAGAATCTTGCGTATCGATGACTTGACCACCGATCAAGAGTTCAACTTTATCAATTTGGGCGGCTAAATCAGCGGCTGAATATTCTTGCGCCGCACCATCCTCACCAACTGGTGTTAAGTAAACATAACCGAGCATATCACCTTTACGCTCGAACCTAACAGTGGATATACCGTTATCCGATGGGTTGCCCTGGATAGTTTGTCTTTCGACAGTTTGGGCAAAGTTTGTGTGACGTTTATAGTTAGACCTAAAAAAGGAAACTTCGGGTTGACCGACGAGGTGCGCATCTTGGGCACCGATTGCAACGAGTTGGGCTATACCTCCAGACATATTTTATATTATACTAAGGTTTTTTATTTTTAAGCCTTACTATAATATGAAAGATTCTAAAAAAAAGAATTTAAGCTGCTGTGAATGAAATTGCATTCATGTAAATATTCGCGTCTAATTTAGATACGGTCAAAAGACCATGACCATTCTGGGCTATAGAAACATCGTTCGTAAACGCAATCTGATCTATACCCGTCGTGATTGCTTTTGAGACTTTTCTATCCGCCCCTGATGCTAGGAGTGGTACCACAATTTGACCCCCGCTTGGTAAATTTGTTACGGAAAGTGCGGCGACGTCTGCGTCTATAGACGTGAGTGGAGCTGTACCGTAACTTTTGTTTTTTGCGTCTATTGTAAGTGTTCCTGATCCTGAAGTCCAAGTAGTTGCTATTTCCGTGTTTGTAAGCTGGAGGTTTTGTGACGTGACGTTCCCTGTTACAGTTGTATCTACACCTACGAATATGTTACCTGTTGTTGTTACGTTTGATCCAATACTGATACTCTTCGTGGTAACAAATGCGTTATCGGTTGTGTAACCACCTGTACCTGGTGGTCCCGTGAACTGAATAACGTTCGATGTAATATTTGCACTCGCACCCGCACTCGCAACATCGTCTAAATTGAATGGTGATGCTGCGACGTGTAAACCACCGATCGTAATATTAGTAGCGGATACGTTACCTGTAACCGTGAGTACGTTAGACCCGTACGTGTTTATTGTAAGGTTTGATTCACCGGTAGGCCCTGCCCATGCGGCTTTACCTATACTGACGTTAGCGTGATCACCCGAACCTTCCTCGTGTGTAAATTCCATGGTCGAACCACCTTGTCCCCCTGAATCGTAAATCTCACCTGTTTGTGTATCTATCGATAAAACGTTCTTTGTCGATGTAGAACCACCTTGTACTTCTGGGGAAAGTATTATCGCGTTATTTACTTTTAGGTTACTCGTTCCCGATCCTCCTTCGAGTAGAATATCATCCACAAATTTAAGTTTTTTATCAGCTGCGATTGTAATATCACCATCGGATGATAAACCCGTATCCGTGTTTTGAAAAGTGACCGTTCGGCTAGTCGTATTACCCCCCTGTACGATAGCCTGTAAAGTCGAAGAAACGTCCGCCCATTGAACTGAATTAGTTGTACTTTTAAGAAACTTACCATCACTTACAGGTAATTTTGTTAATACTGGTGTTGAATCATTGCTTGCGAAGAGTATATCACCCGCCGCGTACGTACCAATATTCGTACCACCTCGAGCAACATCGAGAATACCCGTAGTTATTTTTTCTGCGTCGAGATTTGTTATGTTTGAACCATTACCCTTGAGTGTCGTAGCTTCTACCGTACCCGTTGTGGTAACGTTACCGGATAAAACGTTACCCCAAATATTTGCCGTAATGTATGGGTGGTTCGGTATACCACTCGTCAACGTTGGTTCGATATCCGTATCAGATGGGTTACTGTGTGTGTATGCGATCGTATATTCCTTCTTATCACCTCTGAAACCATGAACAACATTCGCAGTATTCATTGTCATGATCATACCCAAATCGATTGTATCCGTCGAGTTATTGTTACCGACTTCGATTATTGGGTCAGTAACTGTATAGTTTGTTGTTTCTAAATGATCTACTGTTCCTCGTGTTGTGAATCCACCTGTAATTGTAACGTCGGCACCAATTGTCATTGTAGAGTTACCACCAGAAGAGGTGAATTGAAGATCCGCGTGTGAACTTAATACCCCGGACCCGTTTGTAAACGGAATCCTGTTATTATTCAACCCCGATGCTGTAATGGTACCGGTTAACGATGGACCAGAGAGTGTAGCACCTGTTATTGTCGATGTCCAACCAGGTACATCAGAGTTTACTTGTAAAATCTGATTAGCGCTACCTATACCGAGTTTTGATAACGAATCATCTACATCTGAATATAAAACCTGACCTTTCGTGTATGTTGTTTGACCCGTACCGCCTTTAGTTTCGGGTACGGTAGGTAAAACATCTGTTGAGAGTGTACTATTTGTAACTTGTACTACATTAGCGGCGTTAATATCATGAATATCCGAACCACTCCCTTCGAACGTGGCGGCCTTTATTTTACCGGCGGTCGTGATTGTTGTACCAGTATCTGTTAAACTCATAGACCCATCGGATGATGCGGTTGTATTACCGAGAACGGCATCAAGAGTTAGTGGAACGGTTGACCATTCGGGTATATCACTAGACCCGAGTTTAAGAAACTTACCAGAATCTGCGTTAGAACCAGCGGGAATGAGTGTTCCGAGTGCTGAACCCGAATTTTTACCGTAAAGTATTGTACCATCTGTGTACGAGCTCTGACCCGTACCACCACTGGTAAATGGAATTGCTCCAGTCGCAAATTGATTTGTTGGGATACTCGTTAACCCCGAACCCGGACCTGAAAATTGTGTACCCGCGGTTATAGTACTACCCGCTATTGTATTAGCCCCCGCAATTTTACCATAAAGCGCATCGGCCGAT